CTTACATAAAACCTATTTGTATTTCCAACATAAGCCAAACCGCCTGAATCAAGGCCGGACAAAGGAACAAGACCAATACTATCATAAACATCAATACCGCCACCCAGAGTTTCTAGTGCAGTATTATCGAGTCCAGTAGAAGTTATTGTTCCGCTTGTATCAATATTACTTGCTAATGCTGAAAGATTTCTAGCTTTAGACATTTCGTTTATCCTTAACTTATAGCTTGGTAAGTTCTACCTTGCTCCTTAGTTGGTGGTGTAAAATTAGATGTATACTTTGCTACACCTTGAATTATTTGTAAATTTTCTACATAACCAGTATAATAATAGTTATTGCTAGCATAAGTCCAAAGCCCAATTTGGCAATTTGTTGCATCATTTAAAGCACCACTTATAGTTTGTGTTGTTCCTACTTGTGTGCCATTAACAAATCCTTTAAAACTATTACCTGATCGCGTTATGGCTAAATGATGCCAAGTATTTAAACTTTGTGCCGAGCTTGTCATACCATAATCAGTAGTACCTGAATATGGTCTAAGTATAAATTCATTTGAACTAGTGATATAGATTCCAACTTGTATATCAGCGCCTGTACTAACATTAGCATCACCTATAAACACGATAGCAGTTCCGTTACTATGACCACTTGCTGTTGGATATACCCAAGTTTCAATTGTAAAATCTCCGGTTGCAATAGATTTAGCTGGTACACTAGTCATATTAATATAATCACCATTCCCATCAAAGTATATTGATGCAGCTGCATATTTTGTTTGCGCTGTTGATGAACTAACATTTCCTGCTAATGACATAAATCGATAATGATTATTCTTATTATAAACACCAACATTATCAAACGGCATATAGAAAGTAGCGTTAGTATCGCCTTTTGGAGCAGTTGGTACTGTTGGACCAGTTGTTCCATGATTATATGGATTACCATTTGCTGCAGTAAAATCAGCAACATTCCCTTGCATATTATAACTTGCGCTAGTATTATGACTACCAATAGTCCATCGAGTAATATTTACACTATTATTTGGCGCAAAGTTACCAGTAACATTTGATCGTCTGACACCATTGATATACCAACTAAATCTAAAATCATATCCGTCCCAAGAATATTGGACGTGATGATGACTCCATTGACGAGGAGGAGCATAATTAAAAAAGTCTGTACGTGAAATTGTGGCCCGTACACGTCCATCAGATAAAAATGCCTGAGATCCATCATATCCAATTAATGTACCTATGCCTGTACCAGTATAATATCCAATAACGTTACATGCGCTTGTTGGATAAGTATATAACCAAAAATCTACATAGAATGAAGAACCAAATGAATGATATGCAGTCGAGGCATTTCCCATCGATATACCACGTTTAGTAGCTTGATCCCTAGAAAAAACAGACCCGTAACCTTGTTCTGCAACATACCCAGTAGCTCTAATTTCATCGCTACCATATGGTGAACGACTATCGACTGGAGGTTCGCTACTTCGCGTAAGCGTTACATTATTACCACTAGTATCTTGTACACGATTGTCAGCAAATGTTAAAAGCTGTGTTCCAGTTATCGGTAAAAGTCTTGATGTTGGTAATGAAAATGTTGAATTATATACCGCACTACCTTTTACCATTCTAAAATCAGAAAGAAATCCAAAATAATATTGCTGATCTTGTGAGAATCTAGTTCCAAAATTTATACTAGTATTACTAAAACTACTACTTACAGTAACGTCGCTACCAACTTGAACTCCGTCCACAAAAAATTTACTAGTCGTTCCGGATCTTACCCATGCAATATGCACCCATCTGTTTAGATTAGATGACATCCAATTACCGGTAGTAGAATGAATATATGTAGCTGCGAGTTCATCATATATTTTTAATTCAGAGCTAGTTAATTGAAATACCCATGAATTATTACTTCCATTTCTAGCATCTATAACATTATGATTAGAAGAATTATCTACTGCATTCATCCAAAATTCAACTGTAAAATCATCAGTACCAAATGCTGTTAAACTACTTGCTGAATAATAATCATTTGTTCCATCAAAATATGTACTATATGAACTTTGATACGGATGAAAGAAACTTGATTCTAGTAAAGCATCTTCATACCAAATACTAGTATTACCGTTTGGTCCAGTACCATCATTAATGTAAACTCCGCTATTTCCTCTGCCATTATTTTCATTTGCGGCAAGAGAGATAACTGTATTATCCCAGTATTCCGATAGAAAATCTAAACTAAATGATTGTGCTGCAGAATTTGCAGTATTGATACCATCACTAATATTAAATGTTAATGTACCACTTGCTGCAGTTGCTGAGTCTTCACTAAACGGTGTAATTGTGAAAACATTACTTGATTGTGTATAAGTTGCCATTCCATTAAATGCTGAATCGGCAGTAACACTATATGTTAATGGGAATCCTTCAGAATCAGTTGCATCGATAGTAATAACTGTTTGATTTCCATCTACTGATAAAGTAAACGGAGAGACATTATTACTATCATCGGTAATTGAATTAAAGACAGGAGTATTATTAACTGATAGCATTCTGAACCAACCAGCTTGATCTGCAAGATACAGCGTATTTCCTATAAACGCTAATCCACCGTCACTTAAATTACTAGTTGGCAACTGACCAATACTATCATAATTGTCAAGAGTTAAACCTGCAACAGTATTTACACTAGCTGCATTAAATCCAGCAGATTGAACTTGTCCTTCTACTGTGATACTTGCTACTAACTTCGCAATTCTTCGGTTCTTTCTCTCGAATGCCATTATTCATCATCTTCTTCGATTTCTTCATCATCTAATTCATTATAAATCTCTTCAACATCTGAATCATCAATATCTTCATCTTCAGTAGATTCTTCATCATCTTCATCAGTAATTTCTTCTGGTTCTGCACCATTAAAAATTTGATCTGCAATACCAATTTTTTCTTGTTCTAATGCTGCTTGCATCTTTTGACCAATAGTATCATTAAAGATATCTGTTGCTGCAGCATAGTTTTGTGTTAATGCAGATTGAATTAGATCTTCAATTGGATTTGATTGTACTTCAGTATCACTCACTGTTCTTCTCCTTGTTCAGGCGCTTGTTCGCCCTCGCCACCTATTTGATCCTGCATTCTTTCGATATCTTCATCATCTAAATGTAGGACGTTTTTCATTACCCATTCTTTAGAGAAATATTCACCGACGTAATTACTAATTTGATCTAGTGATTGTAATTTTTCTCTGAGAATTTCTGCGTCTTTCAGTTCAGCAAAATGGTTATCTTTTGCGTACTCAATGACAATGTCAGACTTCCAGTTATTCCAGTCTTCTTCTGTAATAATACCTTTCAGAATTAATTGCTTCTTCAAGATATTTACAAACAATTGAGAGAATCTCCGACGAAGTCTATCTACAAACTTCTGGAACTTCAATTCATCTCTTGTAATCTCTGATGATCTACCTAGTGAGAACTGAGCTTCTTGCTCAAGTCGATTAATAGGTACATTCAATGCACGATACATTTTCTTTTGGAAATAAAGAATATCATCAATTTGACCTAGGTTTTCACCACCAGGTAATGTTGAGATCTCTGTACCTCTACCACCCTCACGGCGTGGAAGCCAGAAATCTTCAAGTAATGACATATGTTTACGATCATCACGGATCTCACCAGTCTTTGCATCATACACAAGCTTATTACGATATCTTGTCATGATATCTTTCATATATTGTTCAGACTTACCTTTTGGTAAGTTACCTACATCAATATAAAAAATTCTTCTCTCAGGCGCACGTGCAAGACGATAGATGACAAGCGAGTCTTCCATCATTCTTAACTGATTAATTGGTTTAAGTGCTTTATGGAGATACGAAACGATCTTCTTACGATCTTCATTTAGCAGACCTGATGTAACATATGATACTGCATCTTCAGTTAATTTTACACCAGATGTTTGTGATGCACCTGGTTTTTCTTGGTAGATAAAATATTCATCTACTTTCTCAATTAACTTCGCGCCAGTCTCTTGGTCTGTTTTTGTTTTAACTTGTTTAACTTTTCGTATTTTAGATGCGTCGATTGGACGTATTTCTTTAATACCTAATTTTAAATTATTTTCATCAACTACTAAATGGTGAAACAATCTTCCATCTACATACCATCTACGGAAAATATCATGACCATAATCACCAAAATCTAACATACCGTAAATATTATCGAATTCTTCTTTGACTTGTTTCTTAATTGAATCTGAGATATCAACGTTATCCATATTAATATCAGCAATCATTTCATTGTCAGATAAAGTAACAGCTTCATTGACAATTTCTTCAATTGCTTGGTCAACCTCTGGGTGCATTGCTACACCACGATACTGCATGATTAATTGATAATTATCTTTTGAATCATCACCATCAATATTCAGGTATTGGCCATAATGCATTCCAGATGCGGTAACGTACCCCGCACCGTCGTCATCACGCGCAGGAACAATGGAAGGCTTTTTCTTCGGATCTTCTGCCTCAGCCTTCTTAATTTCAAAACCAAATAATTTTATACTTCTTGCACTTTCTGC